CCATTTGTCAGGATGCTCAACAAGTGAGCCATCGTCGTTGATAAATGTATTGTCCCCCGTCTCTTTAAAATATCTAGCAAGGGAACGATGCAAATACGAGTTTTTGCGCTTTTCTGCTAAACCTGTAACTGTCGGGCGTTCATATACAACGCCGTCACCTCTATAGAATCGTGTGTTCGATTGTATATTTCTCGACAGTCCTGTGTATTTAAAATAAGGATTGTTGACAGCCACCGTGTTTGATGTGAGTATGACAGGAATGTAGCGTTCTACCTCTCCTTTACCTCTTGCGATTGTCTCATATATACGAACAAAGCAGCCGATCTCGTCGGGCAAATAGGATCCGTCCTCTGGCTGAAATTCATCGAAATAAAAGCAGTCAATGTTATAAAAGCGGTTGCCTGTTCGTTTGAAGTAGTCCATTTTGATATTAAGGGGAATAACATAGCCGATCGTCTCTGTGATCTTTTCTTGTTCGGGGTCCTTTGGGTTGCCGTCTTTGTCGTAGGGGATAAACTCCTCATAATGGACAAGATCGATCCTGCTTGTTTTATCTCCTTTGCCGAGTACCTCTTCAACAGTATAATCAGAGTAGTGTTCCGCTACTGTAGCATCCAGCACTCCCTTTGCGATATCTCCCAAATCTCCGATGCGGCGTGTAAAAAGAATGAACTGCCCGGATCTTGCTTTATAATCAGGGTGATCTATGATTTTTTCAAGCTTTTTGCCTTTTTCAAAATAATTCTGAAGCAAAAGATCAGCTGTTGAAAAGGTTTTACCTGCTCCGCGCTCGTCGTATGTTGTGCAAGAAATGAAAAACTGCGGCGGGAAGTTGTTCTGGTCTCGTGTTTTTAAAAGCTGAAGCGAAACATCATAATATCCATTGTATTTCTTGATCATTGAAGTTCGTCCCCCTTTATAAGAATAACGCCCTGCTTGAAAAGGTCAATGAGGCGGCGCGAAACATCGTCACGCAGTCCAGTGAATGTGCCATCCATTATTTTGAGGTATGTTGTTTTAATTCCGTTTGCTTGCGTGATCCATGTGGGGTTGTCGTCGTCCGTTCCTGTTCCGTGTATATAATTGTCAATAAATGGCACTCCCGCTCTTCCTGATTTGTAACCATAAGTCTGAAAATATGCATCATACAGATCTATAACGTCGTCGCGAAGTTGTACGCGAAGCGCGAGCATATTATACCAGCCATATTTGCCGTAATGGTCGATCCCCTCTCCGTGCATCGGTGTGTATTGATTGGCGGCAAATGCAGGGCGGCACCTCATGTTCCTTGTGATTGCTGTATCATCGGAACCTGCGAGAGTTGCGCCCGCTGAATTCATGATCTTGTCCTGTGCTTTAAATACATTTAAATCATAAGCAGCTGCATTTGTGAAAAAGTCCGCTCCGCTGAAAAGGTTCGAGCCTGCTTTGTTTAAAAGCCTATTTTCTGAAACAGCAAGCTTTGCTGCAGTGACAGGATCGCTCTCGTATTTATACTGTGCAAGGTCTCTCTGATATTCCGCGAGGTGAGTGTTGTCTGTGCAATATTGCGCCGCCGTTGCTGCTATTTGTGCTTGGTAGCTGTCTATGCTATAAGGGGCAGTGGGTGACTGTGAAAATTTGACAATATTTTGGCAGTCTATATAATCTTTTACGTCGTAAAGATTGTCAAATTTTTGTAATTTATAATAACCAGGCGCGGCAATTAAAGAGGGGCGATCTGCAATATCCATATACACATAAAATGGGAAAAATTGTTTTGTCTGGCCCGCCTCTCCTGTAAGAAGGCTGCAGTCCTCCCATTTATATTCGGCAACATCTCCAGCGGGTGTAATTATTCTTGCAAAAGTAAACGGGAAGAGGTTCAGTTTTTTACTTATGACGGTATTATATTTGTTGTTTTGTATAAAGCAGGGTGGCGCAAGTTCGATCTTATGTTCTGTTTGTTCTGTTGTGTAATAAAAATATTCGATCAAGTTTTCGGTTATCATGTAAATATTGACGATAGAAGACAAGCAGTTCCACTTTGTGAGATATTCAAGAAGATGAGAAAGCGAGTATTGTTCTGTTCCTGTTGCGATTATGTAGCACGCATTGTTAAAAAGATTATAAGAAAGAGCAATGTCGTCCGTTGTATGTAATTGTCCGCCTGGTTCCTGATAAAATTTAGAATGCTTCAAAAATTCTTGCCAGATATATTTAGGCATTTCTGATTGCGGAGTTCCCTCGGGCATTCCCTCGTTTAGATAATCAAAGTCTATATTTGAAAGATATATTAGAGGTACATAACTATGATAATTTGAAGATTGTTCAAAAAGGAGCTTTGCGTCTCCCACTCCCCATGTGTTTGTTTTGTCGATCTTGTAATTTGGCTTTTCTAAATCAGTAGAAAAAGGCAAATCCTCTGCTGTCCTTAATTCCCAAAGTTCGGGGTCGTAGGGATTAATGACAGCCGCTGTTGTGTGAGCTTTTGAGGCGTGCTCGCGATCAATAAAAGTCCATGGGGCAAAATGCGCATCGCTGTTGCCAATGTAATATGTTTGAAAATCGTCAACAATGAACTCGATCTCTCTTGTCTCGTTGTTGATATATTTCGGGCGGGAAATTGTGCAATAATAAACCTTGTTCTCGTTGCCCTTGTTGATATATGACATATAATTGACCTTGTCAACTTTGTTCTCGGGAATTGTAACTCTTACGACGCCAGATCCGTCCCCTGTTGCTTTTACATAAGTAGCATTGTTGAGGGTGGTCTCTTCATGCGCTGTAAAGTATGCTGCCTGTGCTGTTGCTGAAGGAAATACGGCGGGGCAAAAGCCGCCCTCTAAATAGATATCGCTATAGAATTTTATAGTACTTTGCGGGGTTATTGCAGCCATTGTGATCAGCTCCTTATTTGCTTGTTTTTGATATCCTCAAAAAGGCGGGTTCCGGATCCGTTCCCGCCTTTTGAGTGATAAACTTCATATATTTCTGTGTAGTCCTCTAGTTCGTCAATGGTTAGTGAGTCGCGTGTCTCGTATTCTTTATGAATGTATTTCAAAAGAAATTTCATCATAACCATGGTCGCCTTGTCATTATCTTGTTTGCGCTTTTGATTTGTCTGAAGATACCAAATCAGATAAGACATGAGGGCTGTCGAAACCGCTGAAACTATTACTGTTATGATTTCCATGGTCTCTCTCCTGTTAATAAAAAGCGTATTGCATCGACATTGTAGCCGCGTTTTCTTACGATATACTCCCAATTATCAGAGGGGATCTTGCCCTCTTTTATTTCCCTTACTATTGCGGGGTTAGTTTTTAGGGGTGAATCTCTGAATATAGGGGTGGTGATAGGGTTTGCTGGTTTAGTTTTCTTTTTCATCTTTGTGCTCCTTGTCCCACTTTGATTTGTTGTAAACAACAAGTGCGCCAATAAAAGTATTGATCGCCGTTACAGTTGCAACAACTTGATCGCAGTGTGGTACTTGCCAAATTACTGCAATTGCTGAAATTAAAGTGGCAAGAGCGGGCATTGCAACAAGTGCAATATATTTTAGAATGTCATATGTTTTGTTGCTCATTAGTAGTCAACTCCTTTTATAAATGTTGTATCAGAAATAGAACCTGCGGTTTCATTTACGTTTATTATTCGGATTTTTTCCATATCTTTGTAAATGTTTTTGATTTGTGCATCTGTTATTGCAAAAGTTGTCATGACTCTAAAAGATCTGGCGTCCTGTGTATATTCTGCAAATACTTGTGTTCCCGTGCTAAAATCATAATTTTTTATCAAATTTCGCGCATTGAATGAGGTTGTAAAAAGCAAATTATAAAAATAGTCATTGCTTGTATTTGTGTTAGAATAATTGCCAAATGAGTATTCAACTGAAGGATTGCATCTGTAGCAGCGCACATCTCTTGCTGTTATTTTAGTAACCATTAAAGAATATTTGCTGTTATCATCTATGTCGGGAGAAATAACGAAAAACATTGCAGAACCGTACTTTGTCCCGTCATAATAATTTATTGTAATTTCATTATTTAAAAAGCAATAAGTGCGGATGTTCCCTTGCGTTGCATAAGTTGTGTCGCAGTCATCTGGATCAAATTTGTTAGAGCGTGATCCATTTAATGCAAAAGAATCAGCCATCGCTGCTGCATATTTCTTAAAATCAGAGTAAAACGCTGCGATGTCGTATATTCGATATATTTCGAATGCTGAGTCTGAAATAATAAGCTCCTGCGTGCCTCCAGCGGTATTTTCTTTGAATGTTGGCGTTCCCTCTATATTCTCCGACGAATTTCGATACATTGTATTTTTATTATAATCTAAATTATCAAGAATATCATCAGAGAGATCTTGCGCCGTTGCTGCTGTTGCGTTGTCATAAAAAGCATCAATTAGCAAGCCCTGTGCGGTTGTGCTGTAACCAGTTTTATTGGCTGTTTTGTTATTGTCTGTATAAGAAAAATCAAAAGTTATTAGAGACATATCCATGTCTGAAGGGTAGCCAACACTCCATGCTCCGTTGTTATTGATAGGAAAATAAAAGGCGGGCAGCTTGCGTATTACAATAGGGAAATTGAAAGACGATATTTTGTTAGGATTTGACGGATCGTTGCCGTCGTCGATCTCCCCGTTCTTTTTCATTTGTATGATAAGTTGACGCCCTATTTCTTCAATAGCGGGTCGCGACCAATTGTGCCCCGTTCCCATGCAGTAATTCATTTTGGTTAGTCCCCTTTGAATATTTCGAGGAAAATAGCCCGCAGGATCTCCTCGATGTGTTTTCTTGTATATTGTAACATGGCTGTGTTCCTCTCATAAAAATGAGCCAAAATATTTCTTGACGTTCATCTTAAGTAGCCCTCGCATTAATTACAGCGGGATGTGGTCGGCATGTAGTCAGAAGATATTTCAGCTCTCATATATATTATATATCACCTGTCCCAAATATGCAACAACATTTGTTGATATTCTACGTTTTGCACAAATAATTTTGTAACAAA